AGCGTGCCACGTAAAGTACTTATTGCTGCCATTAGCCGACCAGTGATGCTGGACTTGAATACGGCTGGATGAGACCACGCACTCGGTTAATCAGCTGATAACCCATCCGATAAGGGCTGGCAGAGATCCCATCCATACCGACCCCACCAGTCTGGCTAACTTGTCTTGCTTGCCAGATGTCTACAGCAACGATCATCGCTGCCTCACGTATTGCTGGGGTTGTCGCATAAGATTGAGTTTTGTGATCTGAACCAGTAACTAATCCATAAGGTACTACCTTGTGAAATGTTTGGTTTGCAGCTGTCTTGTTGTATTGCACAAATGAATAACCATTAGGGTAATTGACTTGGCCATAGTTATACATAAATACTGGGATCAGGCTAGTAGTGCCAGATGTAGGTGGAATTGTGCCAGTGATTGTGTACGTGCCATTAAATGTGGCACCGCAAGCACTTACCACTATTGATTGTGTCGCAGCGAATGCGTTTGGATTAGCAAGCATAAGTGTTGCCACGTTATCTTGTAATGATGTAGCTACTACTGGGGCAGTGTTAAACCATAGATATTGGTTAATTAAATCTTCTGCAGTTTGGCAAACTTCTTCTACTGTTGCATCGGAGTAGAGAGAGCCAATACCAAGGTTTGCCCTTAACTCAGCTGTAGTTACATACGTGGCTGCCATCTCTACTCCTTTGCTAATAGCTCTCTGGGGCTAGGGCTACTAAACCCCAGAGATTATTGTTTTGTTTTTTATGCCTTGTTATATAGGTAAATACCCTTTGGCATTTTGTTGATTGTTGCCATGTATCCGTAAATTGCAACCTGTACTTGTAGGTTTGATACTACGTTTACTGACATGAAGTTTTGTGCTGAGCGATATACAGTGAACGCTTCTGGAGCCAATACGATTGCTGATCCATCATCAAAAGTAGTTGCTGCCAAGTTCTTATCAACATACAGATCTAATCCAAGTACATTTCCTCGGATTGATTGAGTGCTAACTTGACCTGCTGCGTTCATTGGTTGTAATGCAGTAAATACTGGTCGCTTTGTTGTGTCTTGCGCAGAAATCAACGCGCCCCATTGTGCTGGGTTAGCAATGTAGTTCTGTGCAAAGTAACCTGTGTTTTCGTAAATCTTGCGAGCTGCTTCTGATGCAAATGTAACGATACCATCTAGATCAGCAGTTGTGTTTGTTGCAGCTGTACCGCCAGAAATCAACGCTGCAGCGACAGTTGTATCAAGGGTCTTTAGATATGCATACTCAAGTTGCTTTGTAAGTTCTGCATAGAAGTTTGGATCTGAACGCTCTAAAAGTTCAACAGATAGTGTGTTCATGCCAGCATACTTAGATACTGAGCCTGTTAAGTACTGAGTAACCATACCTGTGTTTTGCACTGCGCCAGCTTCTAACTCAACAGTTACTTCTGGTGCAACGCCTGATTGACCACCGGCTGAGGTAACCAAAGATGGTACAGAAATTGACATGCCAGATGTAGGCAAGGTTCCTTGACTGCAGGCATCAATTGCAGGTGTACCAAAGCGTGTGTTAGTTACAAACTCGCTTAGGTATTGTGTTGGATTGAATGCAGGGTTAGTTGCAAATGAATCATCGGCTGCAGTTACGTACAGTTTTGACTCGTCATTTCCTAGAGCAGCTTTGATCTTGTGTTCTGTGTACTTTGCCATAGAAGTAATTGGCGTACGGATTGTTGTTTGAATAAGTGGTGCTGTAATTACTGGGCGAGCAGCTTCTACTGTAGGAGTAGCAGCCTCTGCCTTTGCTTCTTGTGGCGCTGTTGCTAAATCTTCCACAGGAGCCTCGCTTTCTTTAGTTTCGATTGGTGTCTCTGCTTCGCTTTCGCTAGCAGCAACTTTAGTTACTTGCGCTGCACTGAATGCAGGTGATTCGACTAGGCTAACTTCTTTTAGAGTTGCGCTAGTTACATATAAATAATCTTTTTTCTGTACTGACTTATTGACATCCACTCCAACAGACATCCCAGAAATTAAATCTTCTGCGGCAAGGGTCAATGCGTCTGAGCCTTGCATGCTGGCAGAAATCTTAAATGATGCATAGATTCCATCTTCTGCTTTATTAAACTTCTGCATACGGCCAATAGGTTTATCGTTCTTATGTTGCATAAGCATCTTAATCTTTCCAGGATCGCCAATTTCGATTGAATCTTTAGCAAATACAACTTTACCTACGGAAGTATTGCCTACCTCTTCGTATGGCACAATTTTGCCCGCGATGATTCTGCGCTCGCCATCTGCGCTTTCAATTTGACTACTGAATGTAAGTAGCATTGTCTGTCTCATTTCCATTAGGTGTCATTTGTTCCATTTGTTTAGCTTGTTCAACATCAATTAGGCCCAGGGATAGCATTTTCTCTATTGCCTCTAAACGTTTGATTGTGTCAGCGCGTAAGAATGATTCTTCAATAGCAAACTTGACTACATGGCCTCTGGCTGTAATATCATCCATTGATAGGCGATCTTCAATAGCACAAATAAATGGCTGCAGAGAGTAAGCTACGAACTCTTTACGGCCATCAATAATATTCTGGTAAGTCATGCTGTTATTCATATCTGCAGAAATATAATAAGCCGGTACGTTCATTGCTCTGGCAACTTGTGTTGCTAAATATTGTTGAGCCTCGTTGTACATCATATCTTTAGGGCTAAATCCAGTAGTCTCATAAGACAAAGTAGATGTTAAATACGCTGTAGATCTATTTAGACGGCTTTGCTTCCATTGTGCTAATAATCCTGAAACCTGTTGCTCTGGTAAATCTGCGCCTGTGTTTTTAATGTACCCAGAAGGCATTGGAGTTTGTGCGGATACAGCTGCGGCTTTTTCAATATCTAACGCGCTCTGTATTGTGCGTGCGGCCGTTTGTAATACGCCCTGTGTTAATCCTTGAAATGTTATTAGTGAGTTAATTCCTGTCATTGGAGCTTCAACTCCATCAACATAATATTGGCTTACTTCTGTGCCAAACTTATTAGTAGTAAATGTGACTCGATTATTGGCAATCCACTCAAATCGTGATGGTCTTAAATCATCTGCATATAATTCTGTAACGCGCCAATAAGCAACGCCATAAAATAGAAGACTATCGACAGTCCAACTTAACGTGACGGATCTTGGTTGCCGATAGTCTGGTTGTTCTAACCACAGAGGACTCCCCAGTACCTCACCACTTGACTTTTTGTAAAGCTTCAGTGGCAAGTAGGAAACTACACCAGCAATAAGATTTCTGCAACGGCTAACTGCCGGAACTTGCATCGCATAATTACGATCTAATCCACCAGGGAAATTACCAACACCTGTTGTAAATGAACCATAGCCATAGGCTGTGTCCATAATTGCGGGGGCGTATTGCGCTTGAACGGATTCTCTTTTTGTGTTTATACCCAAAGCAGACAATAGACCCATATAGGTATTATATACCATAAATCGGACTTATGGTGCAAGTTAGACAAATATTTGTGCGGTTTGTTGTGGTTTTGTTAATTGACTAACAACCATAGCCAGGGATATTGCAGCTGTAACATCACCGGCTGATTTTCTTCTAATAATGCGCCAGCCAGCATCATTCGTCTTAGCAGCACAGTTATTTAGGTGTTGTACTAAATCTGCCTGCCCAGAATGCACCACGCGATTATTAGCCAAACCATCGGCAAGGTCTGAACATGCTTGGTAAAACGCCTGGCCTGATACATCTAGCAAACGCCATCCGCTTTGCTCTAATCTTGTGGCAATAGTTTGCGTGGCGTACTTGTCATAACAAATTGTGGTCGGATGATACTTGCGTGCCCATTCATTTATATCACTTGCCATCTTGATCTCATCAATAGCAATATCGCTATGCCAAAGCTGTGCAAGTCCTACGGCTATCTTGCCATCTTGAACCTGACCCATAACCAAAGCACCGGATCTTCTAGTAGGTGCAATATCAAATGCCATAATTGTTTGCGGCCCAACAGGTATTTCTAATGTGCTATCGCTACAAGCTTCAATAGACCCATATACCCATGGGCTGACACTAGAATCAATCCACTGGCAAAGCATTTCAGTTCGCGTTGCTTCTATAGTGTTAGTTGCTACTGACTCTTCTAAAGTCTCTTCTGTAATTAAATAACCAAGTGCAGGATTAGCCATAGCCCAAGCTTTGCGATCATGTATCTTGCAGTGCTGTGGTGCTGACCATTCGTAATAGCCTAAAGTTTCAGGTGGATACGATAACGCACGCTCTCTTAAATCATTAAGCACTGTGCTAAATCCATCACCTGCGTTACTTGTCATAAAAGTCATTGCATTAGGTCTGGCACGTGTTACCGGTAGCGCAGCTGTAAATGCTTCTTCTGTCCATTCACGTATTTCATCGAGATAAAGGAATCCGGCCGACTTGCCTCGGGGTGCATCTCTCGTGGCTGCTGCAATTTCATACCTTGCGCCATTAAGTAAAGTAATTGATTCCTGACCATTAGCCAGGCGGATCTGCCTAACCTGGTCTTTAAGAAATTGATTATCTTCAATCATGTATGCAACTTGCCTAAATGTATCTAATGCCATATTTCGATTAGAAGACATACCTAATACGTTTTTTGTATCCCATAAGAATAAGTGAGCCAGGATTAACATACGTGCTAGGTGAGTTTTGCCATTCTGTCTCGAAATTAACGCTATTCCTAGCTTCTTCTTGAAATCACCTTTGTCATCAATAGTTAATAGATCATCAAGCAACCAACGCTGCCAAGGTATCAAAGGTAAATTGATTTTCTCAGCTAGATCCGCTACTTCCTGCGCTTTGGAGATTCCTTTAAGCAAAGGCGTGTGGATTCTAGGCTCAGTGCTGCCAATTAGCCCGACCCCTCGTGGCGTCTGTTTTACTTCCGTATCATTCTGCATTGAAGTTAAGCGTATCAGGTTTAATAAACGGTGAATCCGGCACTGTTCGGACCGTCTCAGGGAGAGAAGAGTTCAGAAAGACAGGGGGGGTCGCCTTGTGGCTAAAAAAACGGCCGCCTTTAGAGCTGTTACATGATTTACACATGGCACGTAGATTATCTGGGCTCCACATATCACCACCTTTAATGCGTGGAATGATGTGATCCACTGTGTGTGCTGGCTTGTTACATACTGCACACTGCCAACCATCACGATCTAAGATGGTAATGCGTAGCTTCTTCCACTTGCCACTACCTATCTCGCGTTCGCTCAATGCCAGCCCTTCTTATCTAAATGTTCAGCTGCTAAACATGCATTAGGTTCACCGTTGACCATACCATAACGATGTGCTATGTATTTATAATGTAGATCTATTTGGCCTCTAGGTGTGAGCTTAAGTACAATAGGATTACGCATTTGACCTAGACCATAATGCGAGCCGTTTCGGCTTTTGTAATTCCAAGAACTCTCTTTGAATACTATGTAGTTATAACAATCAAATTGATCGTAAGTTTTAAACTTATTGTAAGCATAAAGCTTTAAGTTCATTACATGATTATTAGCTGCAACGGAATTAGTCTTTTCAAAGCATAAGATCTCAATGAATACAAGGGTGGCAACTAGCGTGCACCTCGCGAGCTGTCCCTGCAGGGGCTCGCGTTTCGGCTTTGATAGCCGATGCGATCTAGAGCGTAGCATGACGTGTCAAATCCATCAACATAACCGCAGGTCACAAGGCGTGTCGTAGAATGGCACAATGTTGTACTGATCGATCCAGTTATAATCGTAACCAGCCTCACTCATGGCTTACTACCCCATCCATTACCCTTGAAGATCAAGCCAGGTGCTGAGTAAATGCGACTCATTTGTAAATTACATTTAGGGCAATCTATGCCGGAAACCTCATCTTCGTAGGATTTGTGAATAGATCCATAAGTGCCACATTCATTACAGCTGTATTCATAGGTAGGCATCAATTCGCTCCAATCAACTGGCAAGTGTGGCAGTCCACGGTGAGAAACTTCCATCCACCACACTTACTACATCTGCATATATCACTGTCTGGAATATGCAAAGCTTCGGCTATATTCTTGATACCCACGCATCCGCAGGACATGCATTGATACGCTTTAAATCCTTCGGGCGTATCTATTTGTTCTAGCCATAAAAACTCTGTTTTAGCCTTACAGCCATTACATTTGAATTGTGGGTACATTATGATAATATCCTTATTGCCTACATTGGCATTGAGTACAAATTAAGTAATTACCACTATGTATTAACCTGTCGTCATTACAAGCTATACATAAGTCAGTAGATGGTAGAAACTTTACCTGGTCGTTTTCCATTCGCTCCAGGTAAGGTCCACCTCTGTAGATTTCTACATATCCCATTTATTCACCCCCTTTACCAGATTCAGAATCATCAGGCCAATACCATGTACCAGCAGCTGTAAGTTTTGCCCACTTGGCATCACACTGTTCTGCTTTTGGTGCAGTACATACATAACCTGCGTATGGCTTATTTGTGGCTTTGGCGATGCCTTCTTTCTTTACCATATCACCATGCCGGCAAGTAAAACCAACACTAACCACTTCACCAATTTCTGCAACACTTTCACCAATAGACCAAGCAACAGGAATAGGCTCGTTGCTATTATCTTTAGGTTGTGTGTCCACAATATGTAACGCCATTTCCATCGCAGCTGATTTACTTCCTGGTCTGCCATATTTAGGCGTAAATTGTTTTTCATTTACAGATGCCATTTCTTCTCTACTAGGTCGCTTTCCTTTAGCTGAGAGACCCGAGTTGCTAATCGCCCTGCCAATTGCGCTTGTTTCGCAGTTAGGAAGAGCAAAATTCGCATTAACGCCACGATCACTAACAGTCTCAGACGCAAGCCCAGTAGCACACGGTTTGGTATCTGTTTGCGACTTGAATAGCCGACAAATAACAATGAATCTAGTGTTTGTGGCCTCGATAACTTCTGTTTCCACTCTTCCATCTTGATATAACCCCCACCACTTATGTAATCTTTCATCGACAGTTTCATATTGACTTAAATCGAACGCCATTATTCCCACGCTCCATCTTCATCTTGCATAGCATCGGTTATTGTTTTTGCAATAGCGATGTATCCGAGTGCGTCTTTGTAATTGTCAGCGACTCCTGGATCTTCAGCTTGTCGGCTGATTTTGACCAGGCACATACAAATTGCAACTTCATTTGGTTGTATTGGATAACCCAGGTAAGCTGACCACAATTCGGCAATACGTTTGTGGTTACTAATTGGGTGACCATACTGCGTACCTCGGCTGTGCAGTATTTGAACGGTTTCACTGAATAACTTCTCAGTTGTCGTTGGCATCGATTTTGTTTTCTATCATCCTGCGGTGCATTGTCCACCCATCATGACGCCCACGCCAATAGGCGACTGTTTTTGCATTCTCATACATGCCATAAAGCACTATTATTGCAACCATACAGGCTACCCATAACAGGCCAGCTTCTTTTAGATCCATATAGCCCTATCTGTCCGCAAACTTTGCGGTACAGGCATAGTGTTGCACCTGTGTACGACTTTGTGGATTATTTAGGGCGTAGTTTGTATAACGGTTTGGTAACGATGTTACCCGTAATACCTGCCCAGTGCGGTAAATGAGCCATCCTTTGAGATCGGCACTAACGTTGGTGTTAGCGTCTTTCCTACGGCTTCTAGTATAGCAATACCCATCTGCCAATTCGCGCTTCCATAGCGTAAATAAGACGCTTTTTTTCTATCCATAAGGTTTCCTACCTCGACACCATATAAGGCTCTGTAATGGCTTCCTACGCCCTCTGAATAGGCACTCATGCCCAGTCTGTGGGTGTGGCCACATAATACTGACTTACCCCATTTTTTAGCCAGGTTTAGAGCTGTAATACCAGCGTGCTGAGACATGTTGCCTTCATCGCCATGGGCCAGCATCCAGCCCGGTTCAAACTCATAAGCTTCTTTATGGTAGGTCATGCCCATATCGGCAAATCCCATAAACTTTGGGTACTGCAATTCAGGCAGGCTGATTAAGCCAGGTACTTTTAATAAGGTGTTGTAAAGCCTGTCTGTATGGTTGCTCCGGATAATGTGGCATTCCTTGGAGTACTCACTTAGATCCCAGAGAATCTCCTTAGTAAGTTCGCGATCATCGTGAATCGTTTGCTTATAAGCCAAAGGTGTGCCCTCGGCCCACTTGCTAATTGTATTAAAATCAATTTCATCCCCAACCACCAATACAGAATCAAACTTCTCCTTACGTGCTAACTTAATTACGTTCTTTACAGCTGCTTCATGATGAAATGGGATTTGTAGATCACTTATTACTAAGTATCGCTTAATCGTCATCCTCTTCTGGGGTAGGTATGGATGGGATAATGCCGTCTTCGCCTACTACCCAGTCGGGCATAGACGATGGACTATCCATTAAAGCCAGGGCAAGGGGCTCACTAAATCCAGCCTTGCGTGCGGCTTTATACATCTCATGCTTGGCTATATAAAATACTTCTAGCTTAGATAAAGGATCTGGCGATTTACGTACTACTCGCCTATTGACCTTTTTTCGCTTACGTGTGTTAGCCATGTGATTATTGTCGCTTAGTGATAATTAAAAACAAATCATCAACACGCTGTTCTAATCTAGTTAATTGATCTTTCATGCTAGAGCCACCATTAGGACGTAATTCGTTTAACCAGCCTTTAACTAAAAAACGTAATCCGATTAGCACGCCTGATAGCACGGCGATAACGCCAGCCCCAAAGGCGGCCCAATCTGCCGGATTCATTTTTTAGGAGTTGCATAACCAAATACTCCAGCTAATACTGCCCATAAAATTGAGCGGTAATCAGCTGCAAAATTGGATGCTGCCCAAGCTGATAGGAATGCACCAGCAGTTAGAATGTAAGGATTTTTCATATTCATATTTTGCCCCCTAGTAGTGGTATATCAAACGGACTGCCATCTTTGTCGCCTGCCTTTGTAAAGCTAACGTGGATGTGTTTTGTATGTTTGTTAAAACCTGAATATTTACGCCACTTAAAGTTAAGAATCTTGCTAGCAATCATGCCGTTATGTATTACGTAAGATATGCGCTTATCGGTTTTTGCACAGATTCTGATCTGGTCAGCCAAATAAACCGAGAGCCCTTCGGATGAATCCAGCCTAGAATCAATATCAACGGCTCGCACGACGAATCCTGCCTGTTCGTTTGGATTATGATCCGATTTGCGGGCAGCATGACGAGCATCACCAAGCCACCCATCGCTGGTAGTGCGCCTATCTGGATACCAGGTAGTAACGGCATCTCTAAGCTCTTCTCCAGCTGCGCACAGCCAAGGCTTCATTACTCAGCAGCTAATTCTTGTTGAGCAATCATTTCATCATAAGTTGATTTCAGCATTGAAGTATATTCTCCGTTGCCTCTATCTATAATGGCGTGAGTTTTAACTTCTCCGCTTGCTGAATCTTCAATTTCAATAAATGTTACATTATTCATATTTATAACTCCGCACTTAGTCCGATGTAACCTGTTGAAGCATTAGAACGCAATCCATAAACTCTGCCAGAAGTCAATCCTGAAGCAACTCCAGCATTTAACGAAATTTGATTTGTAGAACTGTATGTGCTGTTTAAGGTTAAAGAAGTTAAAGCGTAATTGTTAGAATACCCATCATCTAAGACGATTGCTGAATAATCTAAAGCAGTAGGAAAAACTCGCAAATTCACAGGCGGTCTAGTGAAAGTATATACTCCAGTTGTACTTGCTGCTGGAGAGAAGCCAGTTACATAAGAGACTGTACCTGCTGCAGTATCTCGCCAGTAATATCTCTGACAAGCGGCTAACTCGCCTTGGATAGTTCCTGTTGCAGTTTGAAATGTTGTAGCTGTTGAACCTAATTCTAATTGAGCATTATCAAAGTAAACTATTACTCCATTAGCAATAGTTGAAGTTGTAAATATTCTAACTCGTAAAGATTTAGCGGTTGATGGTATTGCGTAAACTCCAGATATAGATACAAATGTAGTGCTAGTAGCTGTAGCAGTTCCACCTGAAGTTGCGGTAATGCTAGTCCAGGTGCCAGTAACTCCATTATCTGTACTTGATGAATGCTGAACATCTATAGTAAAACCTGTGCTTACTGAGGCGGCCACAACACCAGAAACGGTAACTGTTTGTCCAGCAAATTTAATAGCATTTGCAGTTTCAATTGCCTGATATAACGCAGGTTGTGCAGTAGCAGATGCTGTAAATTTCATTGAGTATGTTGAACCAGTTGGTACGACAGTAGACTCTTGTGCAAAAGTTCCAGTTCCTGAAACTAAAGCTGAATACCATCTATCGCAAATATAGGCATTGCCAGAAGAACTTGTTCCTCTTTGCCATATTGAAAAATCACCATTGATTAAAGTATTTTTGCCAGCAAATAATGTTGGAATATAATTAAGTCCTGTGGCTGCTGAGCTATCTGAAACTAAAACGCTGCCGCTAGTTCCAACCGCTAATCTAGCATCGGTAGTTGAGTAAGTAAATAAATCACCCTTAGTGGTTAATGGTGAAGTAGTTTGAGTAATTTCAAAGAAAATAGCGGCACTGGTAGTAGTGAAATAAAGTGTGCCACCATCCCATTGTGATAAAGCCAAAGAACCTGCGCTAGTAACTGTTGCAGTACCGGCTGTAATTGTTACAACACCAGTGTTGATGTTTTGTATCTGAACAGTATCTCCAGCTGCAAACAAAGAAGTATTAACTGTAATAGTCGTAGCAGATGCGCTGTTCATTTGTATTACTGTGCCGGCATCGGCAGCTGTTAACACATAAGAAGTGGTCTTGGTGCTAGGTGATCCACCGCCCATTGCGGTTTGTTGCAGTGAAGTCATCTGAGCGGCTGTTAATACCTGCCCAGTGGTGAACGTCTGTTTAGCCATGATACTCCTTAGTAACTTAGGACATTATAGTCTAAAGTGCCATAAATCGTATCATTTAGGATAAATGCGTCTATGACTGGCTCTAGAGTGGTAAATTGGACTTTCCAACTATTAGGGGTTATTACGGTACGTGTGCCAAAAATTTGCAAAGTTTTCTCTATTGTAGATCCGCCTGGTTGTGTGGTTATTACCTTGATCGGGTCAAAGAAGTCTAGGCTTAAAGCTGCAATTATGCCTGTGTTGTAATTATCGGTATATAGATCAAGTAAAACGGAATCACACCTAATGCTGGTTTCGGCACGTGAGGCAACATAAGCCTGAGCATAATCTAAAGCTACTGCATCGGTCTGCATGAGTAGGCCATCTAGATAATATGATTGCAAAAAGTATTTGTCTATGCTGGCTTGATTACTAGCAACTTGAGGCGTACCGCCAGTCCTGGTAATTGTGGCTTTGTTGTATATCAATACATCATTAAGAATCCAATTCACCTCTGCATAAACGATACCAGTGCCATTGTCTGCAAATGTTGTAGGCGTGCCACCTATTGAACCGGCAGTAACACTGCGGTCTTGAAATACAAATGAACCACTAGCATCAACATAAAGTGCACCATATTCGCTATCGGTTACAGTTTGCATAGCAGCTAAGGATGTTCTAAATGTGCCAGGGTCAGTTTGCATAGTCGTCAAGCCAGCATCAACATCACGCATTGTTGCAGGCCATGAGATTTGATCCAATATTTGATTTATGCGTGTGCCTGATAGATCACCAGCTGTAGCACCAGTAACTGTGCTTATCTGGGCATTATTGGCTAATTGAAAAGCATCTACGGCTTGAATAGTTGTATAGGCAACACCATCGGTCTCTTTAGGATATGTGGTTACATAGGATGTAATAAAGCCTGAGAATACTGGATATGTTACTCCCGAGTAGGTTGCAGTAATCTGCACCTTTTTCATGGGTGTTAAATAAGTGTAATAAGGGCTTGACGTGTTTTGTGGGTTAAAAGCACCATTCTGATCTAATATGCGCAAACTCATTGTGCCTGGCTGGAATTGATCTGCTAAAGCATTACGGCCACGTTGTGTAGTTATGCTGTTGATGAGATCTGATACGTCCACAATTACAGCTGCGGAATCTGACAATATGTTAGTACCTAATATGCCCTCGTCCAATATAAATGCCTGAGCAAAACTAGGGCCAGTTGAAAAATTGATAACGGCATTTACTACAGGAACTGGCACTATAAACCACCGGCAGGGTTTAGGACACGGCCTTCATATTTAGCTCGTAATATACCTTCTTGCACCAATTCAGTAATTCTGTTGGTTTCTACAATGCCTGGTGTATTTACGTTAATTGTTGTATTGCCGCCAGCGACACCACCGCCAGCATTTCCGCCAGGATAATTATTGTAATAATTATTTATGACTGTCGCGTTAGACAGATTTTTACCTGGTCCTTGATCGCCACCTCGACCTAATAAATTGAGTATGCCGCCAAATGCTTGGTAAGCCATATCGCCAGCTGCGGCTAAATCCATAGCCAATTTTTTAGCGGCTTCGGCAGCGTTTAATTCTGCTAGGTATTTCTTAGCCAAAGCCTCGTTATTATCTAATATGGCTAATTGCGCATTCAAACGCAATTTCGTCTCCGCATCAACAGTCTCATTTAATGCTTTTGTGAGACCTATGCGCTCTATATCAAACTTATCTCTAAGTTCATCTAAGGCTGTTTTTTTCTTTAGAGAAGCCAATTCCTGTGTTCTGTAATAATTTGAATCCTTGATTAACTTATTTTGTGTCTTTAGCAGTGGTATTCCTGAATAACCACCAACATTTTTACTCGTGGAGCCAGGTTGGTTTTTGCCAATATCATAAGCAATTAAGCCTGCTGCGCCTACAATTAACTGTTTTTTGCCTAAAGTTAATAAAGCGGTAATGGCTAATAAAAACTTGCCTACATCGCTATCTATAATCTGTTTGACTTGACCAATCAACTCACCCATGCCTTTGGCAGTATTGGCAATAGCATCAGCAAACCCATTCATAGAGTTAGCGGCTTGGTCTATTGAGTTATCTTTACCTAATGCAGTAAGGGCATCTATTAACCCTTTACCTATAATTTCCGTAGCGTTGGCAGCTGCTACCTTTAGCAAATCCATCTTGCCTGCATAAGTATCTAATCTGGCTAATGCCTGACCACTGAACTTCTTGTCAAGTGCGGCCATTATTTTATTCATATCGCCACTGGCTAGGGTTGCTTTATCTAGTCCTGTGCCTAATCTTTGTAATGCTGTTGTAGTACCGGATGCACCCTTGGCTATTGCAGCTACCACGCTGGCTAAGTCTTTGCCTGTGCCTGCGCTAACATTTAATGCGGTCTCTAATGCTTTTTGGCTTAGAGTTACTGATCCAGTAGCGTTTAATAAAGTCTGGAAGGCTGGGCGTAATTGATCGTCTAATACGCCATAAAGACCTTGTAATTTGGCAATATATGCTTCAACTTCATCAACCCTAAATGCGTTGCCAGTGTTTTCTAGTTGTACGGCAAGGGACTTGGCGGCCTGCTCATCAGCTGCAAACGCGTTAATTGCCTTTTTGCTAAATGCGACAATAGCGGTGGTTGCAAATACTCGACTAAATGTTTTGCCTAATTGTTGCGCTTGTTTATCAAATGCGTTGAGATCTTTCTGACCTTTTTTAAGTGCCTTACCATTAAAGGTGGCAATAGCGGAGACGACTACATTGGCCATTATGCTGCCTTCTTAATCTCTGTTTTTTTGTTAAAATCTATGGCTGTGGCGTTAATTGCTTTTAAGATAGCATCATAAACTTTTGTGCTGTCCTCTGCCCATGCTTTGTAAATTAAGCGGCCTTTAGTTTTACGGCCACCAGCTCTAATATCTTTAATTTTAGGCTGAGATGTAACTGGCTCTAATGCAGCCACGAATTGTTGGCTAGCAAATGGATTACTAGAGTTATATTGTTGTAACGCTCTGCTCCTTGCAGATTTCTTTGTGTATGTGCCACTTGCCCCTTGTGATGAGGTCATTTGAAATGGTGCTCGACCTTGTGGATTTAGACGGCCTGCCACTTCATAAATTGCGCCAGGGCGACTTGCATTGTAAACATAATTGCTAACCTTGAAACCATTTCTAAATGTTTTGTTTTCGCCTGGGTTGTAACCAATACCAGCTCTAACTACACCTGCATCGTACTTAGGAAATGTGCCAGGATTACCGGATGCTTTAGCCCAACCAGACAAAACATCATCGTTGCCCTTGACAAATCCTTTAGCTTTGAATGCTACGCCACGCATTAAAGGATCAATAGCAGTCCTAATGCGTTGGCGCATATCTTCATCGATAAACTCTAAACCTTTAAGGACATCTTTAACGCCTACGACTTCTACTGGCATTTTTGATCTCCTTTGCTCGATCTGACAATACTTGGACTATTGCCCTAAGCATGTCAGCATCCATATCTATAAAAGCTTGTGGCGCAATTCCTGTCTCTACACTTAGCGCTGCTATGTTGTAGGTTATTGAATCACGCGGTATTATTTTTTTTCTTCGTCTAATACCTCTACAGTTTCAAGAGTGTCGATAAACTCTGTGCCCCATATAGGTATCTGCGCACCAGCCCTACGCAAGCATTCATAAGCCAACCAAAAGATTTCGGTCTGACGTTCATGCTCACGTAGGACTTTGCTAATTCCTGATCCGTACTTTAACTCGAAAGCGTACTCGACACCTGGTGTTATCTTATGCTCTGATACTTCACCATTAGCCCTTGTTATCTTTAGCTTTGCCATTATTACTCCTTAATTAAAATGCGACCGATGATGACACTGTTATTGCGGAGTTTACTGTAAAGGACAGACTAGATGTTGCAACCTCAGCCACGCCACCTGTACCGATTGGGGTCAGATTGTTTACCAAGATTGAGAATTGGTATGTAGGGTTGGTAGCTGATACAGCTGTACCTTTAACAGTAATTACTGATACATATAATGTTGTACCAAATGCTGCATTGAGCGTTGTCATTACCTGAGAAGCTGCCCAATCGTTAATAACGTCGATTGAAAATGTGCCTGATTGTAGGCCTGCAACAAACTTATGTGCAGAATCACCCATAGCAGTTACTTCTAGCTCATCTACGATCTGATTTATTACAGCGTTAGTTACGTATGAACTAATGTCGATTGAAGGTACGGTAGGAGCAGCGGCTGTTGCCAACTTGACCCCTACGTTGTTATTTAGATATATGGCCACTGTTATTCCTCGTCTTTCTTAGTTGCGGTTGGTTTTGGTGTTTCTTTGATTTGGCCTGTCTTAATTAAGAAGGCTAAGTCTTCTGCTTGTGTGCTCATTTTAACTCCAGCTCGTTAGGATTGATACTGTTATTTCTGACGTTAATAAATCTCCACTAGCTGCGTTAGTTATAGCTGGAGCGGAGACACTTGATATGTTGAGCACCAAAGATGATGCTGCTAGTTTGTTTACTACTGCCACGATAAATGTTTCCATACCGGCTAAATTGCCTTGGTTATCAAATGCCGGTGCAGTTACTAAAACTTTAAAATTGGCTAAAGGTGATAGACCTACCTGGTCATTATTGCTAGGTACTATATATGGATCTGATGGAGTGATAACCACGCTGTTAGCAAGTAAAGTTGCAGGTGGATAAGCAAAGGTAGACCACACGCCAGCGTTTGCTAAATCTGTGGCTAGGGTGCTTCTCAGGGTGGTTATTGCGGCTGGCATTAGCCCACCAGTGATGCAGGACTTGAATACGGCTGGATGAGACCACGCACTCGATTAATCAGCTGATAACCCATCCGATAAGGGCTGGCAGAGATCCCATCCATACCGACCCCACCTGTCTGGCTGACTTGACGTGCTTGCCAGATATCTACCGCTACGATCATCGCAGCTTCTCTTATGGCAGGGGTTGTCGCGTAAGATTGGGTCTTATGGTCTGGGCCAGTTACTAGACCGTATGGTGCTACTTTGTGAAATGTTTGATCGCTACCAGTTTTGGCATATTGAATAAAAGAATAACCATTAGGATAATTAACTTGTCCGTAGTTATACATAAATACTGGGATAAGGCTAGTAGTACCGGATGTTGGCGGTATTGTGCCTGTAATTGTAACTGTGCCGTTAAATGGGCTTCCGCATGCAGATACTGTAACAATTTGTTCAGCTACAAATGCGTTTGGGCTGGCAAGCATAAGTGTTGCCACGTTATTTTGTAATGCCGTGCCTACCACTGGGGCAGTGTTAAACCAAAGATATTGATTGATTAAGTCTTCTGACGTTTGACAGACTTCTTCAATAGTTGCATCGGAGTAGAGAGAGCCAATACCAAGGTTTGCCCTTAACTCAGCTGTAGTTACATACGTGGCTGCCATCTCTACTCCTTTGCTAATAGCTCTCTGGGGCTAGGGCTACTAAACCCCAGAGA